CCTTTTTTTGTGCTCGCAGCCTAGGCTACCCCAGGGATGTTTAACCCCACCCCCCACCTACCCCCCACTATCATCAAAAATATTTTCACCAGAACCAGGCTCTGACCTGCGGTTTTATATAACCAGAAAAAAACTTTCTAAAAGCCCTTGAGAAACGCCCATACTCTAGCCCCCTATATAAGTGTAACGGCGGAGTTCCACGAAGCCGTAGAACGCGGGCTTATTGCCCGCTTTTCGTTTGGTTATGCTTATGTGGGGATACCTCTGTCAACCCCCTTGTAGACCCCTACAAACCCTGGAGTGACATTGGACCGCAATCTAAACCCCGAAGAAGCTCGGAAAGAATTAATCAGCTTGGTACGCCAAGGGCGCACCATCGCTGATGCCCTAAAGGTTATTGGTAGAAGCCGAAGCTGGTATGACACTCAACGACGTGAAGCCCCTGGCTTCTCGGCAATGATTGACAACGCTCGGTTTAGAACCGCAGACCTAGCAGAAGATGCTCGGACGAATCTTTCAGATTTCGCCGAGTTCTCCGAAAAGTATCTTGGTGCTAAAGTTTGGGACCACATGCTCAACGTAGTTGACATGCTGGAAGGAAAAGAGCCCCGCTGGATTGACCCAGCGATGACATACGAAAAAGGGTCGGCGGGTCTGTCCCGCCTCTTGGTAAACGTTCCACCGAACCACGCCAAAACGATGACCATCACGATTAACTACGTGACTTACCGTATCGTCAAGAATCCGAATATCTCGGTTATCGTTATTTCTAAAACCCAAGAGCAAGCCAAGAAGTTTCTTTACGCTATCAAGCAAAGACTGACTCATCCTCGGTATGCTGATATGCAGGTTGCTTTTGGACCTGCCGATGGCTATAAAGCTACAGCTGACCAGTGGTCGGCAAACAAGATTTATCTAGGTGGCGACATCCGCGACAACGATGCTAAAGACCCTACGGTCGAAGCTATCGGTATGGGCGGTCAGGTCTACGGCGCTCGCGCCGACCTAATCGTTCTTGACGACGTAGTCACTCTCTCTAATGCGGGAGAGTGGGCTAAGCAACAGGAATGGATTCGCCAGGAAGTTGCTTCTCGTCTACCACCAGGTGGTGGTCAACTACTCGTTGTTGGTACACGAGTATCTGCCGTTGACCTCTATAAAGAACTGCGTAATCCGCAGCATTACACCGACGGCGTTTTGCCTTGGTCATATTTGTCCATGCCTGCTGTACTCCAATACGCAGACGACCCAAAGGATTGGAAAACCCTTTGGAGTAAATCAGAACAACCTCTCACGGATGACGATGTCCCCGACGAGAATGGTAACTATGATAGATGGACTGGACCGCGTTTAACGGCGGTCCGCAATGAGGCTGGTCCATCAAAGTGGTCTTTGGTATACCAGAACCTCGATATCGCGGAGAATGCAATCTTCGACCCGCTGTGCGTTAGAGGCGCAGTAAATGGAATGAGAAAAGCGGGTGCGTTAGTTGCAGGCGCAGCAGGACATCCTGATAACAGTGGAAACTTTTACAGGGTTATTGGTATCGACCCAGCAATGTCTGGAGATACTGCAGCTGTAGCTTATGCGGTTGACCGCAGAACACACAAGCGCTATGTCATGGACGTTCACGTCATGAGCAGCCCCACACCTGCAGCAATCCGTTCCCTGATTAAAGAATGGACAGATGCTTACAAACCGCATACTGTCATTGTTGAGTCAAATGCTTTTCAGCTTTTCTTGACTCAAGATGAGGAAATCAGAAACTTCCTCTCCACTCGTGGAATTAATTACCGACCACATTACACTGGTAATAATAAGCAAGACCCAGAGTTCGGCGTAGCCTCTCTGGCTCCGTTGTTTGGAACCGTCATTAAGCGAGATGGTGTCAACAACAACTTGAAACATGCAGGCGACAACATGATTGAGTTGCCCGACCTTTCAAGAAATGAACATATTAAAAAGCTAGTTGAACAACTTGTAACCTGGCAACCAGGAGTACAAGGCAAGCGATTAAAGATGGATGCTGTAATGGCACTCTGGTTCTGTGAAATCGTAGCCCGTGATGTTTTACTAACTTCAGCCAATGTACCTAACTTTATGAAAAATGAATTTGCCACACGCAATGACATTGAATCTAGGTACATCGTCAACTTAGATGACTTAGCTGCAGCGCAGCGAATAGCGAGATTGTGAATCAATGAAAGAACTTGTAACAGCATTCGAGCAATTAAAGACTCGAAACTCCGAGCGCGATAAGCGCATGCGCGAGGTTGCCTTGGTTCGTGCTGGACAGGCAGACCAAGTATTCAAAGGTCTGTTCCCAGAGGGAACATGGTCACGACCAATCATTGCTAACCTCATTGATGTTGTAGCTCGTGATGTATCTGAGCAAGCTGGTGTTCTACCTACCATTACTGCTGCTGGCGATTCGTCATTAGACGATAACCAGCGTACCAAGGCTGACAAGAGAACTAAGATTGCTAACTATTACGTAGCATCCTCACGTCTAGGTACGGAACTACTGCGTGGCGCAGACCAGTTGGGTACATACGGATTCTGTGTATTCCGTGTAGAACCTAACTTCAAAGAAAAAAGACCGCATATCCATGTAGAAAATTCTATGGGTGCGTACTATGACGTTGATAGATTCGGTGAAGTCCAAGTCTATGCTCGTTCTTATTATCGTAAAGCTGGAGATTTAGCTGCACATTTCCCAGAACATGCAGATGCTATCTTGCAAACAGGTGCATTTACACGCGGGGATACCAACCAACTACTAGAGGTAGTTCGTTGGACAGATAAAAAGCAAACAGTTATGTTTATTCCAGAACGTGGAGGAGTCGTACTTGCACAAACCGCAAACAAAATCGGTCGTGTACCAGTTGCGATTGCTCAACGTCCTTCGCTCGACGGCGAAGTCCGAGGCTCATTCGACGATGTCCTACCAGTATATGCAGCGAAAGCACGTCTTGCGCTTCTTACTATGGAGGCTGTTCAAAAATCTGTTGAAGCTCCTCTTGCTTTGCCTACTGACGTTACTCAGTTATCCGTTGGTCCTGATTCAGTTATACGTTCTAACTCCCCTGAGAAGATTCGTCGTATTAATCTGGACGTACCTCAGTTCGCATTTGCGGAAAACAATGTCTTAGCCGATGAAATGAAGTTGGGAACACGTTTCCCACAGGCACGTGCAGGACAAGCAGAAGGTTCTATCGTTACAGGTCAAGGTGTCAAGGCACTTATGGCAGGTTTCGATTCACAAATCAAGGTTATTCAGTCTGTATTAGGTGAAGCAATTGGACAAGCTATCTCAATTGCATTCGCAACAGACCAAGCATATTTTAATGATGTAACTCGTGAGGTATCTGCCACAGCAAATGGCGTACCTTACAAGTTAAAGTACAAGCCAGCAGTTGATATCAACAGTAACTTCGGCGTTACAGTTGAATATGGACTAATGGCAGGACTGGACCCTAACCGAGCACTGGTATGGGGTCTGCAAGCACGTGGAGATAAGCTGATTTCACGTGGCATGCTACGTAGGAATTTACCGATTTCGCTCAATGCTGGAGAAGAAGAGCGAGCAATCGACATTGAAGAGATGCGTGACTCCCTTAAGGGGTCAATTGCATCACTTGCACAAGCAATCCCTCAAATGGTGATGCAAGGTCAAGACCCAATGCAGATTGTTGAGAAAATGGCTGCAGTAATCGATGAACGCAAGAAAGGCGTACCGCTAGAAGATGCGGTTGCTAAAGCGTTCAAGCCAGAACCAGCACCAAAGCAACCTGAACAAACAGGTATGCCAGGAGAACCCGCACCTGCTGAAGCAGGTATGGAAGAAATGAGTGGTGGTGGATTACCACAAGCACCACAAGGAAGACCAGCAATGCAAGAACTGCTTGCAGGTCTAACAGGCTCTGGCAACCCAGTGTTATCAGGTCGCGTAACTCGTCAAATACCAGCATAAACAAGGAGAAACACATGTTCGGAAAGCAAGGAAAAGCAGCAAAGGCTCCAACCTCAATGGCAATGCAAGGCAAGAAGCCAGCAGGTAAGGGTGTCGGACTAGGTGCAGTTCAGCAAGGAACAACACCAAAGGGCATCAAGGGCAACAAGAACAAGCTTAAGTAAAGCTTAATAAGTTTAAGTAAAGGATAACCATGGCAGCCAAAAAAGGCAAGACCACTCGTAAGTATCGGCAGGCAAAATCGGCTGCCAAACCTGCTGCTAAGGCAGCATTTCCTGGGAAGGTAAAAGCCTCCCGCAAAGACCCAAAGATTAAAATTTCCGCCGAAGATAAGATGGCGCTAAAGGAAATGAAAGATACCGCTAAGGCGGATTTGGGTAAGAACGCATACTTAAGCAAGGCAGAATACGAAGCAAACCAAGCCAAGGCACGTGAGGCGTTCCGTGAACGTATGCGTACCGAGTTTGGTGAGTACGGCGGAAAGAAAGCTTCTGCTGCCGAGTTAGCAATGAAAGAAACTAAAGCAGGCGGAGCATCTAAGCCAGTAAAGAAAGCTGCTGCTAAAGCATCTACTATTTCTGCTAAAGGTCCATCTCTTGTAGAGAATGGCAAGGTTGTATCTCAGGCTCGTGCTCAAGAAATCATGTCTGGAGAAAAGAAATCTGTAAAGAAGAAGGCGACAACAAAGAAGGCTGCTGCAAAGAAAGCAGCACCATCGAAGCCATCTGCTCCTGCGACTTCGAAAGCTGCCACTGTGGCAGAGCCTTCAACCAAGCCTGGCGTTAAGAAGCCTGGTGTAAAGAAGAAAGCAGCATCAAAGAAGTCATCTGTAAAGAAAACGGTTTCAGTTGCACGTCCAACGGATGCATCGCTTACCGCGATGGAAGATGAGAAGCTAAAGAAGACTACAGAAAAGCTTATTAAAGAAGGCAAACTTTCTGGTTCTAAGGAATTAGCAATTCGTCCAAAGGGTACTGTTGCTAGCACACGTACAGGTACAGTTGCGACAACTACATCACGAGTAACACCAGTTCCTGGAAGTGGTACAAATGTAAAGAAGAAAGGCTTGCTACGTAAGGTTGGCGGAAAGTTTGTGCCACTTATAGTTGCAGGAGAAGTTGTTTCTCTTGCCAAAGGTTCTACTAATAAAGACCTTAATGAAATTGCCCGTCTAAAAGCAAAGCTTGAGCCTAACAAACGCGTGGGCGTTAAAGAAGGTATGGCTACACAAGCAAGCAATCTTGCAAGCCTTGTATCTATGGGGCTAGTTGGTCAAACACGTCGTGAACGTATGGACGAACTTAATGCACTGCTTAAGAAGAAGGAAGCTGCTACTAAGAAAGCTAACAAGGGATTGCGTTATGGTCCTGATGGTTCAAGCTTAGTACCAGGAACCGATGCATATAAGAAGGGCTCTAAGACTCGCCCTAAGAATCCAGTAGCACCAGGTGCTGCAGGTGGTTCATCAGGTGGTGCTAAAGGCGGAGCTACTCCAGGTGCAGGTGGTTCAACAATTACCGCAACACCAGGTAGCACATACACAGTTAAATCAGGTGACACCCTTAGCGCAATTGCTAAGGCATCTGGCGTATCTCTTTCAGAGATTCGTAAAGCAAATAAGAAGTTTGCGACCAATCCTAAGTACAAGCAAGGCAACATGATTTGGTCAGGAACTAAGGTAAACATTCCAAAGAAGTAGGGTAATAAATGTCAATGATGCAACCTTCGGGTCCAGGTCCGTTCTCAAAGAGAACTGACCGCCAAGGCGCGAAACAACTTCCTAATGCTGCCTATGGCGAGCAGAAGCAATTCCAGCAAGACCAAGCAGGCGCACCAATGGCAAAGACACCTAACCCAATGGCAGACGTAGTTTCCCTATCTGAACCTTCACGTCGACCAGATGAACCTGTTACTGCAGGTGTTGATTCTGGTCCAGGTCCAGGTAGGGAAATACTGGGTCTTAAGACACCAACAGATGTCACATTAGAAGACCTAAGTAAGTTATCTCAATACATGCCATTGATGATGGAGTATGCAGATTCACCGCAATCAAGCGGAACAATGAAAGCGTTTGTTAAATATTTGAGGAGCCAGACAGGATGAAGATTCTCAAGAAGTTCGAACAGAACCTTGAGTACCTTGGATTTGATTTAGCACCACTGGCGTGGGACGTAGCAAAAATGAAGTTCCCTTCTGACGATGACCGCTTATCTTTATTAGAAGAGTTAACAAGTACGAAGGAGGCTACCCCAGGTGTCAATGACGGAATGGTGGAATGACCCACGTTACACAGACCAACCTGCTGCAACCCCTCCGTCCAAGGTAGACTCATTTAAGAAACAACAGTTCGACAATACTAAAGTCGGAAAGATTGAAGAAGCAGTTGTCCCTAAAGTTATGGGAGCAATTGAATCAGGTCAAAAAGGCAAGCTTGGATTCATTATTAATCCAGCTATGCGTGTGCTTGAAACATTTGGTGAGCGAGTAGTACAACCACTTACACAAGGTGTATCTACTGGTCTACTTACAGCAGAAGCTGCACGTCAAAATAAAGGCAAGAACATTGTTGAGAACTTTAGATTTGCCAAGAAGCAAGCTAAAAAAGTTTCTATGGGTCAAGCTTTGGCTACAACGGTTGGACAAACAGTTTCACCTGTACTTGGTCCACTAACCAACGCAACATTTCTTGATGAAGACTTTAATGTGTTTGATGACAAGCAGCGCGACAAAGCATTTCGAGATGAATGGATTGGCGTATTTGCATCAGGTGGTACTGACCTAGCTCTTGCAGCGCTTGGCACTAAAGGTGCTGGAACTGTAATCCGAGCAGGAGCCAAGAAGGCAATTGGACCAAAAAGAATTGTAACTGGTGACGATATGAACCAGTTCCGCAACAACCTTAACCAAATTGTTAACGAGGTTGAAGCGGGCGTAGTTACAGAAGCACGTACTCGCAACGGTCTTAGTGTACTTGTAGATGACGTAGTCAACACACGTGATGTATCTGTGTTAGCTGCCAACCCACTTATTCGGGAAACATCTAACCCATACCGTACAGCAACAATTGTTTCACGATTAGACAACCACCGCGATGTAGCAGATTACTTGCTAGCAGAACGCGGAGATGTCGCTGCATTCAATCGATTCTTTGCTAAGAAGCCACTTGAAGCAGACCATATCGATGACTATGGATTTGATAAGAACACGCCTATTACAGATTTTGCCGACATTGGTAAAGACATGTTGTCACCAAAGTTGGAAGCTCGCTTTCAGCGCATCCTAGATGCTAAGAAGGCAGAAGACCCAAGTCTTGCTAGAGCTCTTGAAGAGTTCGCAACTAACGTACCACGTGGTGCGGGTATTGAATCATGGCAGCCAGGACGTTTTGCTGCGCTTGAATCAATTGGGTTGGCTAAAAAGAAGCTTGCTGTGCAAGCACAGTTTGGTGACCTAAAGCTATTTGGCGATGATGGTTCTAGCAATTGGAAGACTGAAGTTTACCAAAGCAGAACTTACGACAGAGTCATTCGTACGATTGCATGGGTTGGCTCAGGTCGACCACAGGGTCACATTAACATTTCTAACCCACGTAAGTTTGAAGCATCAAGCGATTTACTATCAGACCTAAACCGTCTTCAGTTTCTTAGTGGAGCAGAAGGCGTAAAGTTTAAGCGCCGTATGGTTGAGCAGTTCCTTAACGCTCAAGATGATACACAACGTGCTATCGCACTTGGTCGCATCGAAGAGCAGGTAATGGTTCGTCTTGCCAAGGCATACGGAGTTACCGACCTACAAGATATCCGAACTGCATCACAAGCAGTAAAAGAGATTACTAAGTGGCAAGCAAAGACTGCAGAGAATCGTGCAACTGTTAAGCAGTACGCTGCTAAGAACGGTTGGGTTCCTGGCGAAGACGGCTCTATTAACGTACAGAATTTTATTTCTGTATCAAATGAAGCACAGACTATTCCTATGCTTGACTTCCGCAAGTTGGAAGTTGAAGTAATTTTCCAGGCTCGTCGCATGGCTGGTAAGGGAACTAAAGTCACGGATGCTCAGTATGCAGGAGCAATTGCATCAAAGGCAGCAATGACCACAGGTCAATTGCTTGACCTTGCCAACATGGTATTCAGCAATTTGAATCTTATTCGCCTTGCTTATATTCCTAAGAACTCTATGGTTGACCCAATGGCTCGTGCAAGTATGGCACTTGAGTCAATGGAGTTGCTACGTAACGGAGCACCAGCGTTAGATAATGCTGTCTACAACTCAAGCTTACGTGCAGAATCATTGAAGAAATGGATTCCTGGTTCACCTGCAGCACAGGCTCGTAAACGTGCCAAAGATGCAAAGTTTCAGATTGAACGATACAGGGCAGAGATTGAACCAAAGGTTGCTGCTTGGGAAAAAGCACAAGACCAGTTTGATTCAGCACAATCGCAGCTTAAGGCAGCAGCCAAAGCTCGTGAGTCCGCACTGAAAGTTGCAGCACGTAAAACTGCAGACCCAGATGCACAAGCTGCAGTACATGCAGCAGATGATGCTGTATACGCAGCACGTGCTGCTATGGCAGCAGCAGAGCAACAGCTTGGCAGAACTGCAGATATTCTTAACGGATACGCAAAGTTAATTCAAAAAAACCGTCAGGACTGGGTTGATTTTGAAACAACTAAGGCATCACGCAAGGCAGGCAAGAAGCGCCTTGGTCAAGACCAAGAAGTTATTATCAGCGAAAGTGGCAAGAAGTACACTATCGATGGTCTTGCTGACCCTAACGTTCGTGGTGTAAGCGCCTACATGTCTGAGGTTGACTCAGCACAAAACTTTTATGCAGCATCAATGCAATCTGAAATCTCTCGTAGACTCAGCGCTAGTGGCAATCGATTTGTAAAGATTGACCGCAAAGACCGCCCAGAGTATATGAATGCTTTGGCTCATATTGCTAACCGTCAGATTCGTAACGAACTTGATATGCCACTTGGCATGATGATGCGTGGAGATTCACCATCAGACATCCTACGTTGGCTATACTCGCCAGCAGGTAAAGAATACAGACTACGTATGGAGTCACGATTTGGTAAAGAACTTACCAAAGATGACTTTGCTTCATGGATTTCACAGACAAGCGACAAGCTTGTCAAGATGTATCCAGACCCAGAGCTACGTAAGATTATTGTTACACGCAACGTAAGTGTCGACGAAGTCGATGCTATGTTGGCTGGACGTACAGATTTGCTCCCATCAATTGATGGACCAAACATTAATCTCAGCGATTTGAATATCGTAGAGAAGGGTCTAGTCGGAGTAGGCGGGGCAACTAACGCAGCATGGAAGGTTCTATCTGCTGCAGAAAACCGTCTAGCACGTACTCCTTTATTCTTGTCTTATACAAGAGCAGAGATGAAGACTCTTGTTAATGCAGCAGAACGCGCAGGAATTGACGTTAAGGATGCGGTAGTTAACAATGAGATTCGTCAGATTGCTTATCGTAAGGCGCTAGCACGCGTAGAAGAAACACTTTATTCTTCACGTCGTTTGACCAATGGTATGTATGTGGCACGTTATGCCATGTCATTCCCATTAGCATTCTTTAACAGCCAGCTCGTAGCACTTCGCCTCATGGCTCGTAATCCAATGAACGCTTACTGGTACAACAGTATTCAGCAAGCATTCGATAACTACGAAGCATACGAAGATAAAGACGGCAACACCTATAGCAAGATGTCTGATGTACCACGTGGTACTCAGGTAACTGTTAAGTACCCACTGCCACTTGGCTGGGGTAACAAAGCACTCAAGCCATTTATGGATGAGCGTGGTGGTGGAATTCGTTTTAATCCGAAACAACTTGAATTTATGGTGGCAGACCCATCCGTATCATTCTTTGGTGGAATCGTTGTATCCGAACTTGTTAAAGGCGGATTCATGGAGAACACACCATGGGGTGTACATGGCGAAACAATCGCACAGGGTCTACGTGATTTGCTTGGCGATGATGTGTATGAAAGCTCTGTCCTATACGGAGGCTACCCACAAGAAGGTGGCGGATACGTAGGAACTGCAATCAACGCAATCATGCCAGGGTATATGCGTTCACTTCTTGATGCTGTCTACGCTTTGCGTGACGGTGGCAAGATTAAAGAAGGCGCAAGCGAACGTTATGTAGATGATGTAATGACACATTACCGTGTGGCATACGCTGAATGGGATAGAAACGGTCGCGTTGGCAATCCTCCGACTATGGGTTCTGCTGCTAAGTCAGCAGCAAACATGGCGTTTATCCGAGCAATCGTGCAGTTCTCTGCACCAATCTCAGCAAGCTTTGACCCAGTTACTCGTGCAGCAACTGCATACTACGCAGACCTAGTCGAGATGGCTGGCGGAGATTACAAGATTGCACAGGAGATGATGGTTGATGAGTGGGGTATTGACTCACTTGCACTAGTTGGTTCTAATAAAAAGAATATCGCTGGTGTAGCTACAACCATGAATGACCTTAAAATGATTCGAAAGAATCCAGAATTACTGCAGACAATTGGTCGATTCAATACAAAATATGCAGCTTTATTGTCATCAGGATACGGCGATTTAGCTGGAACTGGTAGCGGTAAAGATGATTACTCAACAGAGGTAGCAGCAATCTATAAAAGATTGAACTTTCCTGGTGGATTCAACGACCCAATTACACAGCAGAAGACATCACGAGAATTAACTCGTAGCGTAGAAGCCCGCCGTGGGTGGGCTGAATACCAGAAGGCTGTTGACTGGCGTGATGCCAAGATGGCTGAATACGGTATTGGTTCAACATATGAAACGCGTTATGCAACTAGCGGTGTTAAGCGAGTATTCGATGACATGGTTCAAGATGTTGAGAATGAATTCAAAGGTTGGGTTGATGAGCGCGACGAAGGTCGCAAAGACTACTGGGAAGGTTTTATACCTACAGTAGAAGCCATCGTTGACGATACCAAGTGGAGAGCGCATGCTCTCAAAGAAGGAAGCGTTAAGTGGGAAGAGATTTCCTACTGGGTGTCTAGAGCAAGACAGTTCAAGAAAGCCTATGACAGACCAAATGAAACTGATAAGGGAAAGCTAATTCTAAAGCAGCAGTTCAATCAGTTCCATTATGACTTCCTTCAGACAGCATCTGAGGAATTCGCAGTATTTTCCACACGATGGTTACAGAATATGCCAGAACTAGAAACAGATTATGTGGTGACTAAATAATGAAAGCTCCAGTACGTAGCGATTATCCAAAAGGTTCAGCTGGCGATAAGCAATTTAAGGCAGCCCAAGTTGCATATAAGAAGTATCTAGCAGACAAGAAAACAAAAGAGCAGAACACCGACCTTAATTATGCTCCAATTATTCTTCCTGGTCTTCCATCAGGGTCTGGTGTAAGTGACGTACAGGCTAAGGCTTGGTTCAAGTACACAGCATCTAAGGCTCCTAAAGGGTCAGCAGTCCGTCGTTATTACGATGACTTCGTAGCTGGTCTTGCACGTGCTGGCGTTCCAAAAGATAAGTATCAAGATGCATGGGATGAAGCGGTTAACTGGACACAGGCTTTAGGGTCTGGTTCCAAGGGCGACCCAGCCATGTTCTTACAGTACATGGACCCAGCAGATTTTGCTGATAAGGATAAGACTGCTACTAAGAAATACGGTACAACCAAGCAGAAGCAAACGACTGTAACCCAATACAGTGCATCATCTGCTGGCGATACCATCACTAAAACATTTGAATCCGAACTTGGTCGCACAGCCACATCTGCAGAAACCGCAGCATACCTTAAAGCTGTCAATGAAAAGGCTAAAAAAGAAGCTCAGGTTTATACAGCAACATCAACAACATCACCAGGTAAAGGTGGCGTAGACCAGACAACAACTATGGCTACATCAACTACTGGTTTTGACCCAACTATGTTTGCACAGAACTTTGCTCGCAGCATGCCTGACTACGCAGAGTCATTTGCTGCAAAGAATGTACTTAAGATTATTGAAGGTCTAATCGGTCCAGACCGTACAGCAATCGGCAAGGTGGTTCAATAATGGCACAGAAGACAGTTACCGTAAAGAAGGGCGATACGCTTAGCGCTATCGCTAAAGCTAATAAGACAACCGTTGCTGCTATTGCCAAGGCTAACCCATCAATTAAGAACGTTAATGTTATTAGACCTGGTCAGAAGTTTGTTATTCCTGGCGCTAAGGCTACAACGCCTCCAAAGACACCAGCAAAGACACCAACTCCAACACCTACTCCAACATCTACACCAACTCCTACTCCAGTATTAAGCACTTCAACAGCACAGACTAAAGATACATTCTCAATGGCTGAGCTTGAATCACGATTCAAGATTGCTGCTGCAGTTCTTAAGTCAGATAAGTCTTTACAGGCAGCGCTGAATCAGATTCTTGGTGGACCTAATGGCGAAGGAATGGTCACTGACCCATACCTGCAAGAACAGATTATTAAAGGAACCAACTGGTATCGCGGACAAACAGACAAGCAGCGCCAGTTTGAATATACAAAGCAGACAAACCCTGGTCAGTTCCAAGCGGATTTGCAGGACAATGCCAGTGAAATCGTACGTAAGTTTGCAGCCAACGGTCTTAAGTTAACAGCACAAGAAGCTATTACATATGCAGAACAGATGATGAAGTCATCTGTTATTGTCAATGGCAAAGTCATTAACTACGACAAGAACTATCTTAACCAGCTTATGGCTGATGCAATTGACTTTACACAAACAGGTAAGGTCGGTACAGGCGATAAGGTTGTATATACAAAGCTAAGTGGCAACCTTGAAACACTGGCTGGCAGTCTATATAAGCAAGCGTGGGACTACGGCTTTGACCGCACTATGTCTAATGAAGGATTTACCAAGTGGTTTGAAACCAGTATGAAAGGTCTAGTCGCTGGCACATTGCAACCAACACAGATTGACGACCAGTTACAGAAAAGAGCAAAGTCATTTGCTCCTGGTTTATCTAATCTTATTGACCAAGGTCAAACACTTCGTGAAGCAGCAGACCCATGGCTACAGGCTATGGCTGATGTTTGGGAAACTAACGCTAATCAGATTGACCTTAACGATGATTATGTACAGCGAGCACTTAACGTAACAGACGAGAAGGGCAATGTACAGCCAATCAACTTATACGATGCTAAGAAGTTAGCTCGTCGTAGTGCTAAGTGGGATACCACTCAAAATGCAAAAGAAGAAAAGACAAGAATCGCAAACCGCATTCTTCAAGACTTTGGATTCCTGGGGTAAACGATGCCATATCTTAACGGTAGTTATGTTCCATTTACAATACCTGGAGTAACGACAGATACCGCTTCACCAAAGGTAGACCTTAATACTGCTGTCACAAACTTTACTGTCGACGAGCAAACAAAAGCAGCGGGAGCAAAAGCAGCAGCAGCTGCTGCAGCCTCAGCTGGTATTCCAACCGCAACGGCAACTGAAGCAAAGCCAGCAGTAACTTATCGAGTTAAGCCTGGTGATACAGTTAGCGAAATTGCTGCTGCCAATGGTATGACAACTAAAGAGTTGTTGAAGATTAACCCACAGTTAACAAGTAATCCAAAGTATGACGGTGGAAACACAATCTTTTCTAACACAAAGATTATTCTTGAGCCAGCGGTTAAGGCAACTAAAACTCCAACTCCTGCAGCAGCTGATGGACCAATTCCTGGTGATGGAAAATCAACTGGTGACCAAGGTACTGCTACAGAAGGTCAGGGAGAAGTCGACACCAGTGGTGATGATAAACCTGCAGACGATAAGCCCGCAGACGATAAGCCTGCAGACGATAAGCCTGCCGATGATGCACCAGTAAATGTAGACAATGCTGCACTTAACTCAGTGCTTGACCAGATTACAAAACTTACCCAGCAGATTGCAGACCTTCAGTCTGCTGCTGCAACAGAAGCAGCCAAGCCAAAAGTTGTCGGTGTACGTACAGTACGCAAGACAGGTGGCGTAGTTGAAACCGTACAGGTTATGTCTGATGGTACAGATGGCAAGGTTGTAGATACATATAAAGACTTTGGCGCTAAAGATGCAGTGATGAAGATGTTTGAGAACACTGGTCTTGGTACTACATTTATGAAGTCACTTACCGATGCTATCGATAAGGTATATGAAGAAAACATTATGCCAACCGATGAGCAGATACTTAACAGTATCTATTCAAGCGATGCGTATAAAACAAGGTTTGCTGCCAATGAAGTAATTAAGAAGCGTATGGCAGAAGGCAAGGGAATGCCTGGCGACCGTCTTCTTACACCTAAAGAATATATCGATACAGAATCTGGATACAAGGAAATCCTGCAAAGCGCAGGATTGCCAGTTGGTTTCTACGATACACAAGACGATTTTACCAAGCTTATTGAAAATAGTATCAGCAACGCTGAACTAACAGAGCGAGTCAATATCGCACAGAATGCACTTAATAATGCAGACAAGAATATTGTCAATGCACTAAAGACTTACTACGGCATGACTACTGGAGATTTAACAGCCTACCTTCTTGATAAGGATAAGGCATTCAATGTTATTAACTCACGTTACCAGTACACCACAGAAGAAGCCAAGAAGATGTATGGCGCTGCTGAGATTGGTGGAGCTGCAGGTCGTGCAGGTATGGACGCAAGCAAGGGATTTGCCGAAGAAATTTACGCATCAGGTAAAGGTGCTATGGCTGAGGAAGCATTCCAAGGCGCAGCACGTCAGCAAGCAGACTACAAGCGATTGCTTGGTCTGTATGGCGAAAAAGCTGGAGATGAAGATTTGGCACGTCAGTCATTGGCTCTCGCTGGTGGCACAGATGTTGCACTCAAGACGAAGAAACTCGCATCGAAAGAGCGAGCAAAGTTCGCTACACGTAGCGCGATTGACAAGACATCTCTTGGTCGCGCCACTGCAGAGGACGTTTAATTAGGTTCCGTTTCAGACCGACCAGCCCTGGAACGTGTATCAGTCTGGTAGCCGTCACGTCTACGAATCACTACCCCTGGTGAGGAGTACGTGTGATGCAAACCCGATGAGGGTCAACCAACTAAAAGGGAGAAAAAGCAATGGCAGATAACTACGAATACGATATCGAAGACGACGAAGACGACTTCACTGACACTAATCTTGTGAAGAAACTTCGCAAGCAAATCGATGGACTTCAGAAACAATTGAAGGAAAGAGAATCGCTTATCGAAGAATTCACGACTTATAGTCATGAAGCATCAGTCGGAGAAATCTTAGAGTCCTTCGGACTAAATGCAAGAATCGCTCAGTTCATTCCATCAGAAGTCGAAGCCGACCCTGATGCAGTAGCTGAATGGCTAAATGAATACGG